CGGAGACCTCATCAACGGTCACGGGCAAAGCCCATGTTGGCGGCGGCTGAAATACGCTAGTTGCCATCAGAGAGTTCCTATATCCAGTTGCAACTCAATCGCTTGCAGGCGCATACGAGTGTTAGACTGGTGGCGGATCTGTGTAGTCCTCCGCATGAAGGTACCGCAGTTGGCTAAGATAGGCTTGCGTACTCCCATGTCGACTAAGCGAAAGCTAGACCACTTGCTATCTTCGTAATCAGAATCATTCACACGAACTTGCAAGGTACTCCCTACTGTCTGGTCGCCGATGAATTCCATCATAGTCATCTGCTTCCGCCGCCGCATACCTCCGTCAAAGTTAGGCGTATACAAATCGACTGTAATGACTGCACCATCATCAGAAGTATAGTCAGAATCAAACAAATACAACTTACCATTAGTCTCATGCTGCAATATACGACCAGTCCCGGCAAGATAAGTAGATGAAACAATCTTAAAATAATCTCCATTCTCATCTGTCCATTGTGCCCACATTTTATCAGTCAGATCATAGACTAACGTGATATTGTCGTTTTTCAGTGTGATGCCATAAAATCTATGCCCATCGTACTTAATGCCGAAGGATGCTACGTTGGTAAAATTGGCCGCTCCAAGTATCCGCTCAATCGGCTTGGTTGATACAATTGTTGGTTTAAGGTTGTCGACTAGAATAACCTGCGCCGCGGAAGAACGATTCGTAGCAATCCAAAGCAGCGTTCCGTCAATCTCCTGCACAGAATCCGCACTCACGCAACCGTAGTTTATCTTAGCCCCTTGCACCGGGCCGAGCGGGGATACAGTAGTATTTTGTGCATCGTAAAAAACTTCAGTTGACCATGACTTTAATGCTAGCACGTAGACAAGCTGTTTGGCCAGAAACACGCCTTCATCAGGTTCAATTTGCGCACCAAGTAAGTTTGTTATATCTGTCCACAGCGTAGGATCATTTAAAGCATCACATCCGTGGATGTAAGAAGTTGTGTCTAGCACGTAAGTCGTACCGTCTAGATAAACAAATCCCTTAACTGCAAGCGCCCCTGCAGTCGTGTAAGTATTCCCCGGAAAGTTAGCACCCGCAATCTGGGTAAGTGTAGTATCGTCCCAGTTATACGAAGCTGCCGCATTGCCAAGTTGCAACCGGGGGGTAGCGCCAAGACTGGAAGCAAATCTGTATACTCCACCTGTCGCATCTACTGTACCAATCAAAGTTGTGTTTTTGTAAAGATTAGCGCCAAAGATAGAGTATATGTCGTTATTCCAGTTATACACACCGTATCCGTTACCAACTCTAGTCGGATATGTTTGCTGCAAGCCCGGACGCTTAAAAATCCAATGCTCATCAGTCTTGTCATTCTTCTCCACATATCCATTGACCAGGCGTGCATCTTTAAAAGGCGTGTGATCCCGATTCGCTGCCTCCAGCACCAGCGGCAAACGCTTTGGAATCGCAACTGTTTCAGCTTGTGCCATTTAACGAAACTTTCCAGTAGAGTACTGATTACGAGAGTCCGGGCTAAACCGAGTCGGTGCGTCTTCCACATCCCAATCTTCCAGCATCGTCCGATAGCTGATAGCTCGCTGCTGGCAACGATCCATGATTGCTTGAGGCTGACCTGTCGCCAGCTCATCAGCAAGTCCCCAACGCAGCGCAATGCGCCACTCGATTGGGAAGTTCATCGTTTCGATCACCGAGATGAAATTTGTAACTTGTGTTTGCAGCAGCAAGTGTGCAGTGCCTGTTGCAGCTGTCGCGTCAGGGATCAGCCAGAAAAAGACACTTAACTCTTCCTGCTTTTTATTAACAAAGTAAGAGTTGATCTGGCCAGTTGTATTAACCTGGCTTAGGCGAATGTAATCGTTCCAGCTTAACGGAATCAACGGGCGGCGAATCCCGTTGGAGTCCATATAATAAGCATCAATAGCTCGAGGTGGCTTGGGCATAATAACTGTGCCAGTTGGACTGAACGTATACGTCCCCGTCCCTGCAACCAGGGGGACAGTTGTATCTACGTTCAGCCAAAGCTTCAGCCCTTGCGTCTGCCACAGATTTATAATATCTGTAAGCTTCCGCATCCCTGTTACGATCTGCTCGGAGTTGGGAGACTGCCCTTCCTGCGTTAATCCCGCATCAAAGTACGCATCGCTGATGATAGCAATTGGAGTGTTAGGATTTGGCGCAGTCATGGCAGATTAACCCCGGCCTTGAATTACTTGGAAGTCGACAGTACCACTTGTCCAGGCGGAGACGTTAATTCGCACCGCAGTTACTACGTGATCTAAGCCGTAAGAACTACTGATGGTATTTCCGGTCGGCGAAGTCAGCGGCAAAACGCGCAGAGTCTGCATCCAGCCCACTCCGTTACCGGCACTAAGTCCTGAGTTTGCAATTGCAACTGTTACGTTATTAGCATCAACAACAGAAGCTACATTAAACTCAGCATCTAGATTAGCTCCACCATTGCCCCAAAGTTTAACCCAGTCACCTACACGCAATCCATGCGCAGTTTTAGTAATTGTCAGCACAGTCGTAGTACGCGACAATGTAAAGTTTTGCGTAAGATTCATAGGGTCTTGCGCATTGTCAAGACTGTACTCGATAGAATAAGTAAGCACGGCGCCACTTGAAAGTATTGCACTTACGTTACAGTTAAAACTAGTCTGTAACCGATTGATCGGAACCCAGGGAGCGTAACCGGCCGCTGAAAGTCGCTGTGTAATGGGATACATAAATTCTCCTAACGGGGGTGATTAGCCCCCGAGTAAAGTTAAACAGCGGCGGGATTGATCAAAGCAGACTTGTCGACAGCGCCAGTGATCGGACTGTAGTTGTTGGTAAAACCAAACGAACCACCAGTGCCGGTTGGAATCCAAATACCTGCGGTTGCGTCGAGCTGGTACAGATAGTTATCATACGCATGACCCGTCCAACCAGTTGCCGAAGTCGAAATAAACGATCCGCCAGTTGAGCTGGTGTTTGGACGCTCCAGGTGGTTACGCGCAAACTCAAAGTTAGTCATGTTATTAGCACCAGCTGCGAGCATACAGGCCGTGTTGTTCAAGATTGCAAAACAACCAAAGTTATCTGCGATCTTTACACGATCCGTAGCAGTTGTTAACTTAATTGCCGTTGTAGCTGCGGTAGTTCCAAGACTAGAAATAACGCAGTTAGTAAATGACAACCCTGCCATTGCCTGGGCACTTGCAGAACTAGTTACAATACTGACAAAGTTCAAAACGCTACTGATATCCCGAAACTCGCAGGAGTCAATTGAAAAGTCCTGTGGGCCAGTTGTAATAGTCCCCGATGCAAAGGTCTGGCTAAAACTGACTACATACACGCCGATGCCACCAGTTGTACCGGAAGTTTGAGACTGGATTCGAGTGCCTGGAATAATACCTGTTCCCATGACAGCTGCGCCGGGGTACAACGTACCACTGCCAACCGCGGTAACAGTCATTGTAGTCGAGGCAATCGAGGCCGTAACGCTTGCGCTGATGCCCGTAAACACCGAAGCAACATCTGCAAAATTGCAAAGAAACAAGCAATTTTGGATGCTGAGGCCAGAGCCGGTAACTGGAATATTCGCTGTAGCTGCGGTGGTGAACAAGAAAGTTGGACGAGAAGCACCGCTGCCCATGCCAAGAATAGCTACGTCAGACGAAGTAAGCAGTAGTGTTGTAGCAGACGAAATACTTTCCAAATGCCCAGCACCGACAACTACAATATCTCCGCGTCCGGGCATCGTTTGCGTAAGTGCAAACTTAAGCGTAGCAAACGGATCAAGGTAAGTACCCCGATTACCGTCACTACCTGCGCGAGCTTGAGGATTGAGCTGAACTGAGTTATCAACCCAGTATACTTGACCCGGTTGAGTTTGCAGAATGGGCATACCGCGAACACTGATACCGTTAGAGAAACCGTGAGGAAAATTAGTAAAAGGCATTTAAAACTCCTAAATGGGATTGCATTGCAACCAAAAAACTTACTGGAACTGCCAGTCCATTTCGCGCGGATTACGGTTAAATAATCCGCGCTAACTTACAACAAAACCTTACGGCCCATTGCTTCCATAGATACCACGTGGGTCAGTACACCCAACGCTCATACGCATATAGCTTGCGGCCTTTGCGTTTTTGGTGTCAAAGTCGTTGTCCTGATCGAACATCGGCTCGTCACGCCAGAAGAATGTCATACCATTCGGGCAGTTAGTCCGAATAAACCACGCGTGAGGCGCGGTGAAGTAGTGGTTCATCTTGATGCCCTTGGGGAAGGCATTAGTAGCTTTCAACACGTTGATGTTGTTGTTAGCTGTGTTGGATTGCAACACCGACTGCAAGATGCGGTTGGCGTTGTACCATTCCTGGCGAGAGATGTGCAATGACTCGGGCATGATGTTGATCAGCAAGCCTGTGTCATTCTGCGCACCCATGATCTGGATGGTTAGGTCTTCCAACGCAGCTTCCGACAAGTCAGCCGCAGGGCTCAGCGCATTGCTAAACGTACCGCCGGTAGCGTTGATGTGGCTGGTAGAAACCAGTGACGCACCATCGCCAGTCGTAAAGTAAGTCGTTGCAAAAGCGTTGTTGTAAGGGAAAGCCCCCACGTTTTCCGTCGTCTGGTTCATCGAGAAAGCATTAGCTTCCGCGCGCCTGGTCGCTACCTCTTTGTACTGGTTGTCACGCAGTTCTTCAAAGGTCACAATGTAGCCAAGCGCATACGCAATGTGCGTATAGGTATTGACAACACCTTGAACTTCGCCGTCATACGTCACTGGAGCACCCTGCGCCTTGACCGGAGCCAAGCCGAATGGAGTCACCTGCACGCCTTGTTCATACGCTTTGTCTGACATCTTGATATCGTACAAATCCGTATATTCCTTGGCATGGGAGTCATAAACCTGACCCCACGTAGTATACACCCCTGGCCACAAAAGCTTTGGGTGACTGCCTGTGTTAATTACACCGCCTGCCATAATATATCTCCTTTAGACGCCAGCGGCGCCAGTACCTGTGCCGAGTTCGTGCACGTTGATCTTTACAAGGTGCTTGGCATAGGCGCCAAACGCATTGTCCGAAGTGCGCACCAAGCCCATCAAGCGAAGCTGGAGGGTTGCGGTAGTCGCGGGAGTTGCACCGGTGGAACTACTCAGCAACCAGCCCGAGATGAATCCGTTACCAGTGCCGATGACTGGAATAGTATTCAAACCGATCTGGGTAGCCGCTAGCGCAGTGCCGTTAGACTCTTCCTGGATAGCGAAGATTACATTTGGATCATCTACAACCATTGCGTACCAGTCAGTTGTCTGCGCAGCGGCGGGACGGAAGGACTGATTTGGGTTGATAATGTTAGCTGGAAGGCCTTCAGAAGACCCCAAGCCAACAATCACGCCGCGAAGTGCGCCCGTTGCAGCGCCAAGCACAACGCCTGGAACGCCGTTTGCATCAGCGGTTCCACTGCTAATTACAGGGTCGCCGATGTAGAGTGCGGTAGCATAAGCCGCCGCGATAGAGTAAAGCCGAGCTTGCCCACTCCAAGCCGAACCGTTAAGGTACTGCACTGGTGTAAAGCCACTCGGACGATTAGCATTTGCCATGAGAATCTCCGTAGGTTAAGCGCTTCTGCGCTTGGGTTTGAAAAAGTCCGGAATCTGAGTTTTCGTCTTATCCACGTAGCGGTGCTGGGAATCGCCTGGACGATCATTCTCTGCCCCAATCATTCCGCCGAGAAGAGAATCACGAATCTTCGAATTTTTAGCCTCAACCAGTACCTGGTCTTCGTCCCACCATTCCTGCTTAAGTTTCATAAGAACCAGCCGAGTTGGTTGACCATCTTTTCCTACCTCTTGTCCGGAGACAACACTTACTCTTGAGCCCATGTCGGTATTCCCGCTGACGCTAGATTCGCCGCCGAGACTTACATTATTGAGTTTCATTTCAGATTCATTAACAAACTCATACCCACCATCAAGCGCACGTTGGAGGCGCTCCGGTGTGCTCAGAAACCAATGTAGGTGATAGCCCGGTATCTCCGCCACTTCTAGGCGTTGCACCGGCACTGACATTGGGATGCGCTTACGCTCGCGCGTTACGCTGTCTTTCTTGCTTGCAGGGTTAAGTAATTCCATTTTCATTCTCCGAAATATATCTCAGCGTACCGATTACGCCACTCTTGCTGACTTTTGTACTTCTTGCCCTCGCCAACGAAGCGCCGGGAATCGGCATCGCAGGCTGCCCGTGCATCCGCTGGCATAGAAGCAAAACCTTTGCGACCATTGCCGCGAGGTTCACTCTCAGCTCCGTTACGCGCACCCTCAACTTTATCTCCACGCGGGGTTGTTTCGCCAAGTTCTCGTGCAACCTCTGCTGCAACTTTCTCGAAGAAAACGCGCCCGACTCCAGATTCACCAGCATCCCGAAGCTCCTGGGCAATGCCGAGAGCCAGTGCTGTTTTCCTCTTATTCGTGCCAAACCAAGGATTCTCAGCATTCCATTCTGCAAGATCTGGCGGCGGCGTAAATACTTGCGGCGGTGGTGGAGGTGTCTGCTTTACAGGCGGCGGAGTTGTGTTCAGCTGGGTAAGCCGATCTGTCAATTCCGCTACTCCATCGTGGTCGCCGGCTTCGGACGCTGCAGATAACTGTAACTTTACCTGGCGCCGAGCTGCTTCCACAGCCTTCTGAGTATCAACGCTATGCCGCTCCTCGATTTGAGAAATAGAATCCTGAGCCGCCTTTAATGCAGCTACGGTCTTTTGGGACTCTCCACGAAGTGTTTCAAGTTCTGCGTGCAACCGCTTGTTTTGCTCCTTGACGATTGGCAAAACAGTTTCCCCGCGTTCTATGTAGACGTCAGCATCTACAAAACGCTCAGGATCGCCACGGAAGCGAGATGGAGGAATCCAACCCATTTTTTCCGCAGCTTGCTGCACGTCTGCCGGAGCAGCACTTTCTACACTTGCAACGTTTTCATCAGCCATGTTCAGTCTCCTCGTGCGTGATAGCACAGAATATATCTCGGTCGTTTACCAAGCGATAGATGATTCCATCCGCCGGCCCTTTTGCCATGAAACCTGCAAACTTAGTCACCAGCACACGTTCGCCAATGGCTGCGCGCGGAGTCGGTTCATCGTGCCAGGCGCTAGGCCCGACAGCAACAACTACAGCACGGTTATCCACCATGCTTAAGCGTCCTTGAACAGATTCTGGTAACACTATCTGAGCTCCTCTGCGTTCGGGTTCGTAAAGTTTAATTAGTACCGCCACTCCGCGGGGTTCCAGACCCGAGGTGTTTATCACTTCTGTCATCTAACTCTCCTATGTATTGCTCATAATCTAGGTCTTGGATAAAAGCATAGCCTTTACAAGTACCAATATTCCCCACGTTAGTCAGAGCCATTGCGCGCTCATCGTAATCTGTGAAGGATCCACCTTCCCAAGCATGGCGCATTTCGTCGCGTTTCTTGGCAAGGATTTCCATCACCGCCAGTGTTACTGGATGTGACTTCCATTCTTCAAACTCTTGTTCAGTCATAGCTCGTGTCATTTCTTAAGTCTTTCTTGGCCAGTTGCAAGTCCTTGAATTCCAATATTATGGGCTGATTGTATTTTAGCCGCGGAAAGCAAGTGCTCGATTCTAGTGTTAATGTGCTCGTTCTCAGCGCGTACTCGCGCAATCTCTGCGTTGATGATAGCGACCTGGGCGTAGGCTTGTTCGGTCTGCGCATTGGCAGCTTCGTTTTGGGCCTTTGCCATAAGTTCTATTATCTTCGCATTGTTCATACGCTTTTCTTCTTCCAGCGTAATTGCAAACTGTTGCATCTGGGTTTGCAAAGCAATCTGCTGCTCTTGCAAACGACCTTGGATTTTGGTCTCTTCGATTTGCAGTTTGGGATCTTTTGCCGGCGGTTGACCTTGCGTGCCAGTAAAAATTAAAGGAATTCCATCTATGCGCAAAGCCTTAAGATATCGAACTTCCACAGCATCGCGATTGTACCCGGGAGTTGTCATGGCGGCTTGCTTAAGCGCACCGGCCATCTGCAAGCGCATAGAATCACTGGTTACGTTTGGATCTGCTACAGGAGATATTTTATCTGTGCTGCCTTGGTAGTCAGCGCGGGTAGCTCCACCCGGCTGCGGAACATCAAGCGGTAAGAACATTCCGTTGAGCTTGAACAGCTTGGAGAATTCTTCCTTAGACGAACGCCAGATGCGCTTGAAAATAGCAGTGTAAATCTTCTGCCCCATTTCCACCATAGTTTGCGTGGTTTGTGCTGGAGTATTCTGACCGGGGTTTTCGCCAACAGTTATGTCGGTAGTTCCACTAACGCGCGAAGTGTAGTTAATAAGCAAGCTAAGCAACTGGAATAACACATCAGAAGGCGCATTAACGGGAAGCGGAAATATAGACTTGCGCAGGTCATCACCAGTAGAATCCACACGTTTCCACTCAAATGGAGCAATTGTGTAAACGCCACCACGAATCTTAGCGCCACGACCCAAGAAACCCCCGCCAGTCGTCTGCATAGTCCCAGCATCAAGCAGCATATTAACTAAGGAATTAACTGCCTCGTTAAGCGGCCCAAGGAAAACACCGAATCCAATGTCGTAGATTCCGCCATCTGGACTTGGAATAAAAGTCTTTTTAGTAAAGTATTCCATTGCATTGATGCGGATAATCTTGCCTTTATGCGGCCCGCTAGCAACGCGTTCAATGTCGCTTTCCCGGTCAAAGCGAGTTACAATACGGACTACGTACTTAGAAGTCGACTCAAAGGTAATGATGTAGGGCTCAGCGTAACCATCTCCATCCAAGTCCATGTTGCAATGCTGCTCAAGGAACATGAGCGCAGTAGTTTCATCGGGCGGCGGGGGAATTAGTCCTTGCCGATTGTCCTGATTTACTCGCTGGATTGTAGAAATAGTTGGCGACGGAGCGTGCATGTACCAAGGTTGCTCAAGCACGTCGCAGAAAACGCCGCGCATGACTTTTTCGTAAACTTCGTTACGGAACATGGGAAGCTTGTGGGTCTTGCGGGGAGAATCTTCTACAGACTTGCTCCAATAATCCAGCACCAGGTCTTTAGCAAGAACAAGCTCACTGACATTATGACCAAGAGAAGCAGAATAGTAAGATTTCTTAAAATTTGTACCAATAATGCTTAAATTCAGGATCGCTTTATCTTCTTGCTCTTCCCAAGTTTTGTCTTGGTACAGCAATTGCCAGCTCATATGCGTAGAAACACGGTCAGCGTGGGCAGCGTGTTCCCCCTGCGGGTCGTCACCGAAGACAGTGCACTTGACTATATCAGTTCCGTTAACAATCGCAGGATAAGCGCGCGCGTGAAACTGCATAGCAGCAATAGTCACTAGCGGAAACGCAACATTGCTACACCCAGGCCACGGAAAAGTCTTGTCTTTCTGAATCTGCAGGGCTAAATCCATCCCTGACTCATTACGCTTCATCCAGATAGAACGAGAGTACTCATCGCGAGTGTAACCAGCGTGGCACTCTTCTCCAATTCGCCGAAGATCATTGGAGTCAAACAACTCGCAAAGATTAGGCGAGCCTATTGCTTTAGCATTGAGCGTGATAGGCTTGTCGAGATTAAGCATTTAATATCCAGTCACCATAGAACGGCCATCAGCGCCCACGCGAGGCCTGTTCCAAAAACCTTTTTCCATTTCCCACTCGTCTTCCGTGTAGAAATCTTCTGGTTCTACGTGAGTAAGATCGTCAAATCCACGACTGAGTAGGGCGGCTGCGTCAAATTGATCGTCAAGGGTAGCTTGAGCAGTGCCAGTAAAACGTAAGTTCTCTTGCTCAAAGTCCGCGTACCACTCCGCTTGCTTGTTAAAGCGGCACTGGCCAGCACGCATACGTCGCTGGTAAGAACGGCCGCGCGTTCCCTTGTCTTTGACGGGCAGGATAGCTTCGAAGTTTATGCGTAGATCCCGCACTTGCATTTCGCGGTAAATCATAGACTTGACAGATTTCCAAATCACGCCATCTTCAACCCAGAATACTTCAGGATTCCACTGCCGCTGAATATCAAACATCTCCTCAATCCATTCAGTAGGATCCCAACGACCCTTACGAACGTCGATGAAGTGCAAGATATTACTAACATCCTTTCCGCCGATTACAAAAGCGGTACGGTTAGCCTTGTCCGCGCGAGATACTGCAAAATCGGCAGCCACGCAGATAATCTTATCCGTTTCATAGTCATCACTTGACATATGCTTGAAATCGGCTTGCTTAAGAAATGCGTCTGAATGATCTAAAGGATTGTTTAAGAACTCTTGCGAATATCCCGCAGAATCACCATCCTCGATAAATTCCTGGCGACGAGCGCGAAGATGCGCTTCCGTCCAACGCTCCGGCCAGAGCATACCGGAGAAGTCGTCAAAGCTTGCATGGGCAGAGTAAAATAAATGCTGCCAAGTGCGGTTTTTCCGCAGGCGGGAAAGTAAAGAGTCATCGTGCAAGATTGTACCGTGTACGCGGATCTTGCCGGATTTGCTCAAAGCTTGCTTGGCGGCGCGGAAAAACCAAATACGAAACTTGCGGCGACGGTCGGCATTTTCTACCTGCTCGTCGTCTTCCATGTCATCGCAGACAAGAAGGTTAGGACGTTTACCTTTCCACAGTCGGCCACGGATACGCTGTTCAGCGCCGCGAGCTAGGATGCGGAACTTGTGCCCGTCAGACATTTCTACGATGACGTCAGTAGTGGCGGTACGGTGAAATTTCTTAATCCCAAACTCGCGAATTAAGTCTTCGTTTTCGGACAGTTCTTCTGTGATGTTGCCAAGTTGCTCTGCTGCACCGTCTTCTGTAGAACCGACTAGGATTACGTAATCGCTGGAACGGAAAAGAACTTCCGCCAGAATATAAACCATAGAAAGCGCGCTAGACTTTGCGTGATCTCGCGGAGCGATGACCATTGCAGAAGATGCGTCAGACGTGTAAAGCTTCCACGCTTCCCGATGAAAAGAAGGTGTAGGGCATAACTGATCATACTTTGGCGAGATAAACGTCCCGCCAAAGGATTCAATTAAGTCTGCGCTAAGCTGTACCTTGCTCACGTTCCGGTAGCCTTTACAGTTAAATATCCATCTTGCACAAAAGACCGGCTAGCACTAGTTACAATAACACAAGTAAGAATATAAGTTACACCGATGGTTCCAGCTGTTATAGTCTGTGTAACCTTGGTACCACTGATCGTCGCGGCGCCGCTGATAATCGCACTGGGGGACGCGTCTGTTCCAGAATAGACAGTTGCTGTAACGCTCGCGCTTGAGATGGTTTCAGTAATGGGAAGGTTTTGTGCGAAATCGAAGACCGCGTAGAAGTTAGTGCTGGAGATTTTTGCATTAAAGATGCTCCGGTAGCTCATAAAGTGAAACCCCCAGCACTTCCCAACATGGGTGTTAAGGGCGCAAGCGCAAACACTATGGCAGAAGGCCGGGGATACTCAAAAGACACTTGCGCCGGAGGGGGTCCTTTAGGGGAAAAGGAGACACCACTTTCTCGGGGGAGGTTTTTTCCAGGGCAAACAAACAGCCGGCCTATCAGGAATAGAGCGCCGGAGAAGAAACAGCCTTTCTGGGGAAGGCCAAACAGCCGGGGACAAACAGCCAAACAGCCAACAGCCGGGGACAGGGTCATTTCTTGTTCCTCGCGGAGATGGCGGCGGCTTTGGATTTCGCGTCGGCTTTGCTGGAAGCGCCCCAGGCCTGGAGGGACAAGAGCAAGCGGGTCGGCTTGCCGTCCTTGCGTTCGGGGCCTGGCATGCTGCCCATGCGAGCAAGAAAGGAAGCGCGGCGCGGGTTGTCGCCGGACTTGACAGGCGCCTTAAGCGTCCCGCCCGTCTCGGCGTGGTACGATGCTCTGCCGGCGGCATTAAGCCCGCCCTTAGGGTTCTTACCAGCCTTGGTCTGCCAAGCGGGAGATTTCATTTCTTCTTTGCCGTTTTAGCGGAATCTTTAAAGTCTTTTGCCGTCGGCGCGCCCGGAGCACCAGGCTTCTTCATGCGTTCGCCGGAGCCGGCTTTGATGCGAGCTTTCTTGGCATTGATGTTAGCGTAGAGGCCTGGTTTCATTTCTTACTCCTCGCGTTAGTTGCAGCACGCTGGCCGCGCTTTGGCAAACCAGCTGTACGCATAGCTATCGCCACGGCTTGTTTTTGCGGGCGCCCGGCTTTCATCTCTGTGCGAATGTTCGCTGAGATGGTCTTTTTCGCCGACCCCTTGGCAAGCGGCATGGCGGCTTAACACCCACCCGCAAGGGTGAAGTGCATCCTCACTGGCACAGCGTCCGTAGGGGCGAATTGATTCTGCTGGGCCGCCGACCGTAGCGGCACCAGGTTGCGATCCACAAACTTCCCGTACTCATCACTACCCATAGGCCAGGTAACCGTACGAAGGGTTGGAGTCTTGCCGACTTTACAAACCGCCGGCTTGCCGCCGAATGTACACTTAGGACTAGACATTTATCACTTCTCCTTGACTATGCGTCACGCGGACGCGGGATTGCAGTTCAATCAACCTATTCGCGAGCTGGGCCAAATGATCCTGGCCGGGCGGGGCCGCCGGAGCATTACCCCCTACCCCCATCGCTTTCGCCCCTAGCTCCACCGCCTTCAACACCACGTTATCCGAGACGGCCGGCGCCTCGAGCTTCTGCTTCAACCGCTCCAGCGACAACAGCGTAATTCCGCGAAACCGCTCTTCCACCGTAGCCACTAGCACCGGATCACATATCTCCGCGCGGCGGGCCGCCATCGCACTCTGCCAAGCATCCGAGGCCATCACGTTACTCACCCACCCCACCGAGTACCCATAACGCGACGCCAGATGATTCTGGGTAATCCCGGGATTCGCTATAATATAATCAATCATATCCTTATGCGAGTACCCGACCTTCGCCACATTCCCCATAGTCGGGGCGTGCTCCCTCAACCCATCCATAATCTCTCCTCCGCAAGAGCCGCCGACCAAAGCTGCCGCCTAACCTCTCACCCATGTTAGACCGCCGACTCTCCGCGAAGTTCCGCCGGGCCGAAAAGTAAAAAATTTTTAGAAAAGAGGGAGGGGCCTCTTCGCGTGGATTATGAAAGGATATTTCGCGCGATCTTTCACAGCACCTAAACTATCCCAGAGTGGATTTGTGTTTTGCGCGCGAATCTTTTTTTTGCCCCCCACCCCGTCAATCGCAGGTGAATCGCCCGATGGACTGTGGCGCCACGGCAACTGTGGCGCGGAAGCAACGGGAAGGAGGCTGTTGTTTCGGCGCCACAGTCCAATTGTCGGCTGGCTGGATTGTTGCAGTGCACCATTGTATACAGTGTACAATCATACGATCGGCATTGTGTCCCTGCAGCTGTGGTAAAAATACAACGCAAAAGATCTGAAAATAATTGGAACCATTTTCGGAACCAGCTGTCTGATACTTACCGATACACGATATCGGCATTTTACCAAAGAGGCTCACCATGAAAAAAGTTATCAATACCGCAGCGCAAGCAGTTACCTTCACATTCGAAGGCCTTGCACCAGTTACCCTGTCGATGTCCGATGTTGCACCGGCCACCGCCACCTACGCCATGTTACACGGGTTTGCGGCACGTATCGGCGATAATGCGGCTATCCAGAAGTCAGCTGAAAACGGCTTCAATGTTACCGAAGCCATGCGGCGCGAGGCAGTGCTCGAATTGGTCAACCATTATGCGAGTGGTTCGATCGAGTGGAACCTCAAGGTAGCTGTGCGCAAGCCAGCCCAGAACCCTACGATTCTCGCAATCGCAGCCAAGATGGGCCTGACCTACACCGAAGCCGAGGCCGAGATTCAACGGCGTATGCTCGCAGAACTGGCGTAAGTACCAGCCAAGGTCACGTGACAGGTGACCTTACCGGGTATTTTCCCGAATCCGAAACGAGGCTCAGAATGAATATAATCTTAGGTGTTATTGGATCAGCTTGTGTGACAATGGCTTTGGGACAACTCGTGCCAGAGGGAATGTGGATCTGGCTGGGGCTGCTGGTTTATGGTTGCTGTACTCTGACGATAGCGATGGTTTGGGAGCTGTAAAGTTTCCCCAAAAAAGGGGCTGGGATGACTCGCTTGGATTATGGAAACGTAATCCGCGCGGGTTTCTTTCTCTGTCTATTCGTCTTCTTCCGTCTATGCTGTCTATCTGTCAATGGTACATTAAAAGGGTAGGGTAGGGTAGGGTATATTGTATACAATATTTTTTTTATGTCTCATATATACCACTGTTGCTTTTAAACCACGAAGCCCTTTATAACCCCGTGTGACAGATAGACAGCATAGGAGGAAGGAGATGAATAGGTGACGGATAGATGAATGATAGACGGTGGATTACTGTGGAACTTTATCGCCAGCCTACGGTCTAATGGAGGTGAGGTGGACTGGCTGCCTTGCCTGATTGAACAAAGGAGTAGAGATGAAAAGAGTTATGACGCAGTTTACTGCAGGGGAAGTTCGGCGGATGAGAGCGGAAGTGAATGACTGGGGAGAGCCCAAGTGGACAGGGATGGAGATTGCGGTGGCGCTAGGCGTGAGTGAGTCGACTATCTGGCGAGTGCTTAATAAGCAAGCGGCTTATGAGAAGATGGGACGCGTGGAACCGGGAGGGTTGACGATGGAGGCGGCAGCAGCTGCAGCGGCAAATTCTCCGGGAGCGGGGTTGGAGAAGGAAGTTGCGGCGAGCTTGGCGCGGTTGCAAGGGATGCTCGGAGGGACAGGGGAGCGCGCTTCGCCGCCGAAGCAGTCCTTCATGTCTCCGGAAGCGCAAGCGCGGTATGAATTGCTGAGGAGTCCACTTGATGAGTAAGCTTAACGGAACGGATAGCGAACATGAAGGGCTGGAGGATCTGCCCAAGCCACTTCGTGGCCCAGCAAAGACACACGGGAGGCGGATGGTCGCGCTGGTGTATGGAGCGGGGATGTGCTCGGAGGCCACAGCAACGCTGGCACGGAAGGCGCAGGCGAGGCAAGATGGAGAGGCCATGGATGCGCTGCGAGTGCTTAGTCAGACATTTAATCAGATCAGCACCGCGTACTGTAAAGAGCAAGGCTGGACGGAAGCGGAGCTGGCGATGTGTGATAGGGATATTATGGTCAGCTTCGCCGGGGAGGTTCTGCAAGGGCAGTCCGGGCGGATAATACTGTCGCAATAACTGTGGAACTTCGACGGACAGTTCCTGTCTAATGTATATCGGCGAATGATCTGCCGCCGACTTCGCAGATCAACTTAAAAAGAGGTTCAAAATGACTATGATTATTGAAGGCTACGCAAGCAAAAAAGCACTCCGTGAGGCAGTAGCAGCCGGGACTGAGGTGACAGTCTACGATCCCTCGCTGATGGAAGATTGGAGAAAGTACGGAGAGTATTTCAAGATCAGCACCTTGCCCGAGGGAGCCAGCATCGTGGCGACTAATCACCCCAAGCGCAGCTGGTTTGCCGCAATCAGCGTTAAAGATGGAAAGATAAAGGTCAGCTGATGGAAGACTATCACCTCCCGATCTGCATGAGCTGCTATGCAGTTCGTGTCGAGCCACCGCGAGCGAAGGGACTTCGGCCTACCTGCATGGCTTGCGGGGAGAAAGCAGCTCGTAAAGTCCAGCACACAATTGCTCCGCTGAACAAGAGCAATTATATCCTCATCTGCGACCTTGAGGAGCTGAAGCAACTCAACCCTAAGCGGACTACGGTGTAAGTGGTGAAAATACAACAAATTTCTTCGGAACTAATCCCGAAAGTCCGTGTCTAACATATGTTGGCGCATAGTGCACCAGCGATTACAGAAAGGCTCAATATGAAGATGGCTATGAAAAACAAGCTCGAGGCGATAGTGACAGTCCTCGAGCTGCAGATGGGGCAGTTGGACACTCTGGTCGAGGCTCAGCAGGAGTTCATCGACGACTGCCCAGACTCACGGAGTGAAGAAAAGCAAGAGGAAGCAGACGCGCTTCTCGAGCTGCTTACCGAGGCAAGGGACGTCTGCGAAGCCGCCCGAGACACAGCGCAAGCTTGCCTGGACTAACCCCTACCGCAGAGGGGAGCGCGTCTCCCTTCTCCAGTAGGGGTTCCCTGCTACCGGAATCCGCAGTCGCCGGCTCAAAGGACTGTTGTAATCGGAGAGAGAAAATGGCTACAGAAAGCAAGACAGAGTATAGTGAAGTCACCATGACTGACGGGCGCAAGGTGAACTTCGCCGGTAAGCGCAAGGTGAACAAGGAGACGCTAGTCGATGACGCAGGTATCGTCGTTGAAGATGGTGTTATGCAGATTACTGCTGGTGCAGTCAGCATCCGCATGGACTTCCGCAACGGAGAGACCCGGACAATCCCGCTGCCTCTGGCACTCCTCGCTCGCTTCGCCGGGCATGGGGCGGAGCAGAAGTTCGGCGACGAGCTCGCTACCTCGGCGGATAAGCCGCTCAGCGAGGACGACATGGTACTTGCCATCGACGACCTGAACTCTCTGATCCAGTCCGGCAAGTGGGGTGCTGGTCGTGCTGCCTCCGGCGGTGGTGTCTCCGGCGCCAGCATAGTCGTAATGGCTATCTGCGAAGCAACTGGCAAGGACGTTGCGACAGTCAAGGCCTACCTGCAGAAGAAACTAGATGGAGACCCTGCGCTCACCCGCCGTGCCTTGTACGACAGCTTCCGCGTGGCTGGCACCAAGACTGGCGTCATCATCAAGCGCATGGAGGATGCCAAGCTCGCCAAGGTTGCGAAGGTTGACGCAGACGCTGAGCTGGCGATGGTCTAATCCCAGCTGGTCTAGCAAACCCTTGTGGGCCTTCAGTGGCCCATAGGCACTAGGAGCGGTAGTCATACCCTCCGACTCGGCAAGATGAATTGAGCCTCGCTTGCTGGGGGCATCGGGAGGCGGGACTATAAAGCTCGCCTCCCCGGTGTTTTTTCAAGGCTCTGTTCAAGGCTCAACCTATGACTCTCAAAGAATTCTACCAGCTCTGCAACTTGCACGACTGGACTTACGGTCGCTCCGACGATCATACTGTGCATAATCGTGGAGAGCTTCAATCAATGGCGCTCCGCAACGCTGTCGCAGCGCAGCCGGAGTTCCAGGCACTCTACGACTCCTGGGTTGACTGGGTGTGGCAGGAAGGCCCGATGCCGGAGCTGGATAAATCTATCAAATAACTGTGGAACTTTCGCAAACAGTTCATGTCTAATCAATGCGGATTATGATTGTATAATTCGCGCAAACCGAGGCTCACTCATGGAAACTTCCCTTGACGATCTATTCAGCGAAGCTATCGCTGCGATTCGCTCAGCCACACCAGCAGCCGTAACCTCGCCTGTCTGGTATCGCTCCCGCGGCATCGCTCTCATCCACGCAGAAACCGGCGTGCTCCTCGGTAACTTCACCGAGTATCTTCACCGCGGGCAGCCTGGTTCTCGCCGGCTTGTTCGGGAAGACCCTCCCATGCCAGTTGAAGCCACCGAGACCCTTAGTGGTAGCTGGTGGACTGGCAGCGATGAGCCGCCGACACCCAAGCGAGCCTGGCATGAGTCTCGCCTCGCCACACTCCCTCTCGAGTTCCGCACTCTCGGCGTATCCTCCCCTTCCGCAGCTGTCTACGCAGTCTTCGGCGAGGGCTGCCTGACTCGTGTAGAACTTGCCGCCGACACGCTCCTTGCCCGTCCCGGCAGCTCCCTCAGCGAGCTAGTAATCCTCCCCGCCGGGACAGATATAATCCGGGATCTCTCCCGCGCAACCATCAACTCCCTTCTCACCCAGCTAGGTCAACCACTATGATTCGCATATTTCTTAGAGCTCGATCTTCCCTTGACTGGGATGATCCCTGGACTTCCGTTACAGTAGACGGAGAGGATGAAGATACAGTAATCCAGTCCATCCTGACCAGTGCCCAGGCAAGCTTCGAACTTGCCGCTGCAGATGAAGATGGTGGACTGCTGCTAGGAGTTTACGATGACTAAGACTAAGTCGATTATCCCTTCCCAGCAGCTTAACGTGGCACTCCCCCTGCCTCTCTACGTCCAGCTCACCGCGCACTTGTACTCTGAACTGGAAGGCCGAGTCCCCCATGGCGGATACTCTCGCTTCCTGATCGACCTGCTTCGCGGCTACTTCACCGCCGAGCAATTCGATCTCGCCCCTTTCACCAACACCCAGCCGGGCGCGTTCACAGTCGCCGGCTCTCCCGAGGCAGTCAAGGCACTACGCACCTTGCTGAGCAATCATGAGTAATCCTATCCCCCTGGAACTTCAATCGAAGATAGCATCCTGGCGCCTTCGTGCCACCGAGGGGACACTCACCCTCGAGGAAATGCGAGAGGGGATCGTATTCCTCCGCGCAGGTCGCCTCGGCGCTGCCTCCGCTGCTGCGGCTGCCAAGCGCGTACCAACCAAGCGGTCTGCTCCGCCGAGCCAGGACTCCATGCTTGATGAGCTAGACGACCTGTGAACATATTTTACTTAGACAGTCTGCCTAAAATTGCAGCGCAACTGCACTGCGACAAGCACGTTATAAAAATGATAGTTGAATCCTGCCAATTGCTTGCAACAGCTCATCATGAGCATGGTAATGGCCAGTGTGTGACTTACAAGTCTACTCATAAAAATCACCCCTCGGCTATTTGGACTCGTGGCAGTGCTTATCAATACAATTATGTCTTAACGCTGGCGATTGAACTATGCAGGGAATACACCCAGCGATATGGTAAAAAGCACAAGTGTAATCAATACTTACTTGGCGAGCTCGCAAAGCCGCCGTTGGCGATTGCTGGTAATCTTAGCTGGATAAACCCGCCACAGTGTATGCCTGATGAGTATAAGCATCCTGATACAGTGCGGGCATATCGTCAATACTACCAATCGAAAGACCCGTCGTGGGCGCGTACTTATTATAGAGGTACTAGACAGCAGCCTAGCTGGATCGGTGTCTCCTGCGCCTAGCGTAAGGGTTAAAGAATCTGTTGTGGGTGCAGTTTCACCCTCGAGTCTAGGAGAAGATGATGGAAGTTGAAATCAAGGGCTATATCGTAGCCTACTTTAGTAAATACGATAGTCCAGCTGTTCCGCATAACTATATTTTCATGACGCACAAGCCTCATGATCCGTGCTTTGTTGTAGTTAAAGAGCATTTGCACATCGTGGAGTTTGAGGTGCCAGATAACTGGGTACCTCAGCGTGTGGAATTGATGCGAGCAGCCCAGGCAAAAGCGCGTCTCGAAGCCGAAGCAACTGTTGCGGAAATTGAGCAGGAACTGCAGAAACTTCTGTGCCTGGAGAACACGGTATGACCCGCCAGCGCCCACCCTTTCCGGCAGTACTCGACTCCACCACTATGGCGGCGTTTAAGTCTTGCCCTCAGAAAGCCTACCTCGAGTTCATGCAGCACTGGAAACTCCGTGACCAGTCAGTCCACCTCCACGCCGGAGCTGCCTACGCAACCGGGATAGAGAGGGCTCGAGTAGCTTACTACATCGATGGGAAGTCGCCAGAAGACTCCCTTGCCCTGGGTCTCAAGGCGTTGCTGACTGCCTACGGAGACTTCGAGTGCCCTCCCGAATCGGCGAAGTCTGCCGAACGTACGGCCGGGGCGCTGGAGTACTACTTCTCCCAATACCGCCTCGGAGAAGACAAGGCGATCCCGATGACCCTGCCGGGTGGTAAGCGCGGCATCGAGTTCTCCTTTCTCGAGCCACTCGATCTGACTCACCCAGTAACCGGAGATCCACTGCTGTACTCAGGCCGCATGGATATGATGTGTGAATATGAAGGGATGCACCTTGGAGAAGATGATAAAACTACCAGCCAACTCGGAGCAAGCTGGCCGAGACAGTGGGACTTGCGCAGTCAATTTACTGGCTATGTCTGGGGCGCAGCGAAAGCGGGTATTAAGCTTGATGGATTTCTTGTTCGTGGAGTATCCATACTCAAGACCAAGTACGACACCCTGCAAGCCATCACCTACCGCCCCCAGTGGCTTATCGACCGCTGGTACGAGCAGCTCATCCGAGACGCCAAGCGAATGATCCAGGCATGGGAGTCCGGGTACTGGGACTGGAATCTCGATCACGCTTGCGCGGAGTACGGCGGTTGCCCCTTCAAGTCCGTCTGCCAGATGCGCGACCCCACTCCGCTGCTCGAGCAACAGTTCCAGCGCCGACGCTGGGATCCAGTCGCTCGGACTGAAACAGTACAGGTAGACTAGTGCCTGCTGGCTACATCATCGCAGAGGAGACCTACCTCGGCACGTTCCGCTATGCTTCCCAAGCAGCGGACAGCTGGGGTTGGCCTTCTCGCGCGTACTTCTGTGCCAGCTGCGGAGAGATCTGGGCGCGGGTAGTCCTAGAAAACCTTGATGGAACCCAAGCGCACTTCCGCATCGCCGAAGCTGCTTGTAGGAAGCATAAAGATTACTGGAACATCCCAGGCTCCTTGCTTCTCGGCGAACTTATCTACAACCTCAACGAGCTCTCCCTTGACTGCATCAAGCGGGAATTCGAGATTCACCTGGATTACTACGAAAGTTTACTATGACTACTATCACACCAGCATCGCTGGTTACTAAGGACAAGCAGGTGCTTGTTGGCCCGAAGATCTGCTTGATGGGGCTAGGCGGGACAGGTAAAACCTACGCCATCGGTACGCTCTGCGACTGGGCAGACAAGAACGGAT